CAAGGCCACAAGATAGAAAATCTGAAGGTGACCCAAGTGCTAAGAGTACGATAACACACGAGATGCATTATCGTAGAGGTATTGATACTTTACATGATGCATGTTTAGGTAAACTAATACGTGCCACATCTTTGCTTGAGTCAGGAAAAGAACCAAACTTTGAATCCCTGGAAGATTCATACAAAGACTTAATCAATTATGCATCATTTTGTGTAGCGTATCTTCGTGGTAAAATGGAAGGCCAAGACCCTAACAGAGATATGTTCAATCAACCGGTGAATAATGATGAAAGTAGCTGATATAAGAAAACATTTTATTAGTGAGTTAGAAAAAGAAAACTTTACTACTGATAAGACTGGTGCAAAAACAATTGAATTGATTGGTGCATCATTTGTTGCTGATGAAGAATCAATCTTTGGCAAACCTAATGAAGATTATATCAAAGCTGAAATTAACTGGTATAAATCTAAGTCAACAAACATTACTGATATCTATCCCGAAGGAGATAGAGAACCACCACAAGCTTGGCAATATTCTGCTAATGTACATGGTGAAATCAATTCTAACTATGGTCATCTAATCTATGGTAAGAAGTATTTTAAACAATACGATAAAGTTTTAAGAGAACTAACCGATAATCCAGACTCACGTAGAGCATCAATGATTTATCAAAGGCCAAGTATCTGGCATGAGTATAAAGAAAATGATAAGAATGATTTTATATGTACTAACGCTGTGACATATTATATTCGTGATGAAAGATTACATTGTGTAGTTCAAATGAGAAGTAATGATGTAGTGTTTGGTTATAAGAATGATTATGCTTGGCAAAAGTATGTATTGGAACAACTTGAAAAAGCTTTATATTTTAGTGGACATCCTTTAAAATCTGGTGGTAATATCTATTGGCAAGTTCAAAACTTACATGTTTATGAGAGGCATTTCGATTTAGTTAAATGAACAAAAGAGAAGAAGCTTTAGTAATTACTATGGAAGAATGTGGCGAGTTAATTCAAGCTTGTAGTAAAGTAATACGAACAAAAGAAGATACTAAATACGTAAGAAATTTACAAGATGAAATAGGCGATGTTATGTGTATGATAGAAATATTAAAAATGAGTGGATTCGTTGATGATAAACAAATAGAAGACAGAATGAAAGTTAAAAAAGAAAAGTTAATGAAATGGAGTTTGTTGTTTGCTGAATAAGTGGGATAAAAGATTTCTTGGTATTGCATATGAAATATCTACATGGAGTAAAGACCCAAGTAGAAAAATAGGTGCTATCGCTGTACGAGATAGAAAAATACTAGCTACAGGTTATAATGGATTTCCTAAAGGTATTGAAGATACTGAAGAAAGATATAACGATAGAGAAACAAAATATCAATATGTGGTACATGCTGAAATGAATTGCATATATAACGCAGCTGAAAATGGAATATCATTAAGAGATTCAACACTCTACATATATGGTTTACCAGTTTGTGGTGATTGTGCTTTAGGTATTATACAAGCTGGAGTATCAAGAGTTGTTGCTGTATCAGAAGGAACTCCAGATAGATGGGTTGAAGCAATAGGAAAAACAAACGAAATATTTAAAGAGGCAGGAGTAGTTTATGACTTCACAGAAGTTTAGTCCAGAAGAAATAGAAAATTCTAAACGTATATATAAAAGTGCAACTCCAAAATATACAGTTGATTGGTATGTAAAATGGATAGCATCAGCATTCGTACTTGCTGCTATGTCAATGAGAGGAATAGCAGAGTTTCAATTTTATGATTTAGTGTTATCAATTATTGGAATATTCTTATGGTTAATCGTATCAGTTATTTGGAGAGATAGAGCACTGATTATGTTAAACGGAATAGGATTAGTATTGTTAATTAGAAATTTAATTGAGTACCTTTGGTTATGAAAATAGTTATACCAACATATAAAAGACCTGATGGTAAAATAGATGCATTGGAAAATGGATGGATTCCTGAAAGTTTTTACAAAAGAGTTTACGTTTGTATTAGAAGAGAAGTATCTGAAATGGAACGTTATAAAAAAATTACAGTTGATTATCCAGGTGTAAATTTAGTTCCTATTGATGTGCCAAAATATTCGGGTATACCAGAAAAAAGAGATGCTATATGTAGGCATTGGATGTTTGAGAACCAAAAGATTTGGATGATGGATGATGATATAAAGATAGTACCTTGTCATATTACAGAAGAAAAGGATTATGTAATTAAAGAGAAGAAACTATCAGAAGAATCGTTCTATGATTTAATTAATTACTCAATTGGATTACTTGAAGATATGCCATTTGGTGTAATCGCAACTGCAACATTTCCAAAAGGTAAAGATATATTTCCTATAGGATTAAATCGTTGGGGTGCATTTAGTTCTTTTATTAATTTAGAAAAACTTACAGCTGATGATTTAGGTTATACTAAAGTAAGATACTACGAAGATATAGCAGCATTTTGTGGAGCTATTGAAAAAGGATATAATAATTTCTTTATTACTAAATGGCAACTAATTATTGGAAAAGAAAAAGAAGGTGGTAACGCGTCCGCACGTAAGGCAGACGTGATGCAACAAGCTGCTTATGACTTACATAAACTATATCCAAGACACATTACACTTGTCAATCTTAAAGACAAAACACACAATAGAAAAATCAACCTAAAGGTTATACCAAAAGGTGTACCTAAGCACGTGAAAGATTTAGAAAAAAACAGTGTACAAATCACTGATTTTATGATATAATATAACTAATTATGAAAATTGCAATAGTATTTGGAAAAGGCCTAGATGGCTGCGGAGTAGAAAAGTTTGGATATGAATTCCAAAGATATATGCCTGATGATGTGGACATATATGATTTACAAGAACGTGGATTTACTCGCTCAGGTGGACATATAAAAGATTCCATCTCATTCAAAGCTGAAGAAATACCAGAGGTAGCTAAAAAGTTAAATGACAATTATGATATTGTTATGCTTAATTCTTATCCAAGTCCATTACATAAACAATCAACAGTTAAAAGCTTCTTTGAAGATTTAGTTCTTAAAATAGAGAAACCGATTCTTGTTGGTATGATGCATGAGATTAAAAGAATGAACTTTGATAGAATACCAATGCACATACCTATTGCAAATGCATGTGATATTATATTTAACTTCTCAACAGAAACATCTTACGCAAAAGATATATCAAGTATTCTGACCGATAAGAAACTTGGCGAAAGGATTGCTCGTATGAAATTACCATTTACTGTTTCTGATTACGAGAAGTATTGGGTTCCATTTAAAGATAAAAGAAGAAGTTGTATATACGCAAGTCGTTGGACAACTATGAAGGACCCAAAAAGAATGGTTGAAATGTTTAACTTAGATAAAGATTTCCATTATTCAATTCATGGTATTGAAAGGTCTATTGGTGCTAAGTTTGATATTATTGATATCACTAACTGGACAGATAAGTTTGATGGTTATAATTATGATAGCGATATATGTGAAAGCTTTGGTCCTTATGAATATGAAGATGGTATGAACCTAATATCAAACTCATTGTTTGGTTATAGTGGTTATAACCTTCCAAAGGAAAGACACAACTATGGTGATAGGTTTGAATATGCTCAAATGGAAATAATTGCTGTAGGTACAGTTCCAGTATTTGATAAAGATTATGGTGAAAATAATATCGATGAAAAAGGTAGAGCATTTATAAAGAATGATATTGCCATTTGGTCAGATAGAAATAATCTAGAAGAAACAAGAGATAGAATTCATGAGTTAGCAAATAATGAAATGTTATATGCCAATTATTTGGCGGACGGTATTGAGTTCCTCTATCAGGAAGCTGATGCGTCTAATGTAATACCACCTATGTTAAAACATATAGAGACAGTTGGAAAGCAAACAGACAAAATGACAGTGACTCAATTACTTGAAAAATGCTTTGGAATAACTTCTATAGATACTTTCATGGATATTTTTAATAATCACATTCCAGCATTTGGAGCAAAAGAAGTCATAGAACAACAATTAAGTTATTTCGAAAAGAAGAAAAGAATTGTACATACTAAGATGAAAGATTTAAATACAACTAGTTTGGAGGATTTCTTTGGATAAGAAAAAGACAATAGTAATCGATATAGATGATACGATTTGTTTTACAAATCACAACTATCAAGATGCACAACAAAAATATGGAAACGCACTACCTAATAATAAGGTAATCAAAGGTATGAGAGTACTGAAGAATTTAGGGTTCCATATTATTTTATTAACTGCCAGAAGAATGCTAACACATGATGGCGATATTGAGAAAATCATAGAAGATGTAGGTAAGATAACAACCGATTGGTTGGAAAGATATGATGTACCATACGATGAATTAGTATGGGGTAAACCTTACTCAGGAACATATTACGTAGATGATAAAGCAATGAACTTGGAGGAATTTGTTAAATGGACAAACAAAATGGATTCAATTTAGTTATCCCTGCTGCAGGAGCAGCAACAAGACTAAGACCTCTATCTTCTGGCACGTCGAAGGTTATGGTACGTGTAAATGGTAAACCTTGCCTAGATTATATAATAGAGGCAGTCAATGGCAGCGTTGATGAAATAGTCGTGGTTGATGGAAAGTATACGGATATCCGAGAGTATTGTGCTGTAAAACATCCCAAGGTAAGGTTTGCTAATCAACCATCTTTTGATGGACCAAGAGATGCTATTAAGATTGGAATGAACGCATTGACCAATCCATTGAAACCAGTTGTTGTATGGTTAGGTGATGCGATTATATTAGAAAAAGATATGCCATTGGGTACAAACTTTTTATTAACAAAAGAAGTTGATAATCAATCAGCTTGGTGTATGTGGGATGGTACTAAATATTATAATAAACCAGAAAAACCAATACCAAATGCAAATGCTTTAGTTGGCCTATATTCATTTAGCGAAGGTATGAGAGCTAAACAGGCTTTCAATGAAAGTAGGGCATACGATATATCAGGTGCACTAGAACTTTATGGAAACTTTAGCCAATATATTACTAAAGAATGGTACGACATAGGTGATCTGCCAACATACTATAAAACCTGTGCATCGCTATTGAATAGAAAAGCAAGAGCATTTAATAATTTGGAATTTAATCCAGAGCTTGGAACCATTACAAAATTACCAGATTATCATGATAAACATTCAAGGGAAACATTACAAAACGAAAAGTATTGGTATAAATGTTTAAACGATGAGCAATCGATGTTCGTACCAAGAATATTAAAACATCCAACTCAATTAATTATGTCATATGAAAGTGGTACATTACTTAGTGATTTGATGTTATATGAAAATATGCCTGAGTCACATTGGGATTATATTATAGATAGAATATTTAGAATTAAGTTAAAATATTTTAATAATCCAGTTGAAGATGAAGGATTGATTGATGATTTTAGTAAGAATTCAAAAAAGATGTGGGTCGATAAAACCGAAGAAAGATTAAATCATGAATTCTATAATGTAATGGAAGCTTGGAAAGTAGCTCAATTACATGAAATGGCTGAACAAGTTTATCTACATACTTCACCAATAAATGGAATGCATGGTGATTTACATTTAGCAAACATTCTATATAATCAACAAACAGACCAGTTTAAATTATTAGACCCAAGAGGAAAGTATGGTAGTTGGCATGGAACAATGGGTGATAACATATATGACTGGGCTAAGTTAGCTCATGATTGTTACTATGGATATAACGCTATTGTTGCTGATGTTCCACATAATGAATACGTAAAAGATTTATTTTTAAGAAAGTTAGATGAATATAATCTACCGAAGGACCAAATACTTATGGGTGGATTACTATTACTTGCAACTTGTATACCACTGCATTACGATGATGTGGAAAGACAAACAAGAATGTTAACAAAGGTGATGAATGAAATACAGTAGTATTGTACCACTAATAGGTGGTGAAAGCATAGCAGTTATGAATAAACTCAATGGTCAAATGCCAGAGGAAGTTTTATCATATTCAGATTTTGAACCAAACGATTCTCATTATATAAACTACATTAGACAAAAAGGTTGGCAAGGAGATTATATACATTTAGATGAGAACAAAAATCATAAACCAAAGAAAGTAGATATGGTCAATACAGTTTGTCCATGCGCAGGTTTATCCACACTATCAACTCATTCAGCTGCTGATAAACCAGCAAATAATTGGATGTACGAAACAGCACATTATGTTTTAGGTAAAATAGAACCAAGAGTTTTTTGGGGAGAGAATGCACCAAGGTTAGCACAAAAGACTGGTGTACCTGTAGTAGAGAAACTACGAAAAATAGGGGAGCAGTATGGTTATACCTTTGTACTTCTGAAGACCAAATCATTAGTACAAGGGTATAGTCAAATCAGAGATAGAACATTTTATTTCTTTTTTAAAGGGCATCAGGCACCATTATTACCCTATGTAAACCGTTGGCCTAACGAAAGAATTGAATCAGTCATCACCTCTGGGCCTCGATCTGAAGCAGATCCAATGAATTATCTACCAAATCAACATACTCCATCTGATTTGCCCTTCTATAGATACATACTTGAAGAGCTACATGGTGGTATAAACCATAGAGAATTTTACGATACTTTAGAACATTCAAATAATTGTTTTGATTATATTGAAGATAACGATTCCTATGATAACCTTTTACCATGGCTAAAAGAGCAAGGACATGAAAGGCACTATAAAATTATAGATAGAATGAATAAGAAAATAAAGGCTGGTGGAAATGTTATGAGAAGAACTACCACATGGGCTAAGAATTATATTGGAGCTTTTGTAGGTCATTTGCCAGTACAAACATGCCATCCATACGAAGATAGATACTTAACAGTTAGAGAATCAATGAGAATCATGCATTTACCAGAAGACATGAACTTAGTAAGCAATCAAATCAATCATATATGTCAGAACGTACCAGTAAAAACTGCTGAAGATATGGTTGAGAATCTATTAGCTTATTTTGATAACAAAGTAGATTTGATTGAAACACCTTACATGCTTATTGACAATAAAAAAAGAACGTACGAATATGAAAAAAACAGTTTACAATTAACTGATTTTATGTTATAATAGATATACTTATGAAAAATATAGGAGTGAATATATGCCAAGTGTAGATTTAAGACCTCGTAAGAGGCATCCCAGAGATAAACGTCCGGCTAAGCCAATGCCATTTGATGTTGCTTTGAGAAAATTTAAGAAACAATGCGAAAGGGCTGGCATTGTACAAGAAGTTCGTAAAAGAGAATATTACGAAAAGCCTAATCAAAAACGCCAACGTATAAAAAAGGAAGCAATTGCACGTTGGAGAAAAAAAGAAAAAGCCATGCAACTTAGACCAGAAAGGAGGTATTAATATGGGCGTAATGGATAAATTAAAAAAGAATAGTAGAGTATCTACAACAGATGTGTTAGCGGATTCAATGCTATTTAAGGATAAAGATGTCATACCGACTAACGTTCCAATGGTGAACGTAGCCTTATCTGGAGATATGGATGGTGGATTATCAAGTGGACTAACTGTTTTAGCAGGTCCATCAAAACATTTTAAAACATCGTTTGCATTACTGATGGGTGCAGCATATTTGGACGAGTACGAAGATGCAGTTATGTTATTCTATGATTCTGAGTTTGGTTCACCACAAAATTATTTTGAATCATTTGGAATTGATACAAGTAGAGTATTACATACACCAATCACTGATGTGGAACAATTAAAATTTGATTTAGTAAATCAATTAGAAGCAATCGATAGAGAAGATAAAGTAATTATCGTAATAGATTCTATCGGTAATTTAGCAAGTAAAAAAGAGTTAGAAGATGCGCTCAATGAAAAATCTGTTGCGGATATGTCGAGAGCGAAGGCCTTAAAGGGACTGTTCAGAATGGTCACTCCTTATTTAACAATGAAGAACGTCCCTTTACTCGCCGTTAACCATACATACAAGGAAATAGGATTATTCCCAAGAGATGTTGTTGGTGGCGGTACAGGTATTTATTACTCAGCTGATAATATCTGGATTATTGGAAGGCAACAAGTAAAAGCAGGTACTGAAGTATCAGGTTATAACTTTGTAATTAAAGTAGAGAAATCAAGGTTTGTAAAAGAGCAATCCAAGATACCAGTAAGTGTATCATGGGAAGGTGGAATACAACCATACTCTGGATTACTACAAGTTGCTCTTGCTGGTGGGTATGTCACTAAACCAAACGTAGGTTGGTACGCAAGAGTTGATAAAGAAACAGGTGAGATTGTACAACCAAAAGTAAGAGAAAAAGATACTTTAAATAAAAAGTTCTGGGACCCAATCTTAAATGATACTGATTTCAAAGAGTTCGTAAGAACTTATTACTCTATAGGTCATAAGCCATTATTGGAAGTTGACCTTGATATTGAAATAGAGGGAGAGTAATGAAAATTGACGAATCACACTACACCTTTGTAGAGAATCCCAATCACCCGATGACTGGTGTTAAATTTGCAAAAGGCAAATACAAGGATGTGATTATGACTTATGGTACAGTAAGTTTTGAAGAAGATACTCAAAACGATCAAGGTAAGCTATCATTCAATTATACAGTGTTAGACCCTGCCGACCATACAGTCGATGAACTAAATGAAGATGAATCGTTTAAAAATTACTTAGGCGATGTACTTAGATATATAATAATGGATTCCCTTGAGTGGGGTCAACAAAATAACATAGCGAGGATAGGAATTGGAAACAACGAATCAACTACCAACTCAGATACTGAATCATCTTCTTAATAACGAAGATTTTTGTAGAAGAGTTATACCTTATTTAAAACCTGAATATTTTGAAGGTTCACATAAGAATGTTTTTGATTTAATTGTGCAATTCGTTGCAAAGCATAATCGATTACCAACATCAAAAGTACTTGATTTGGAATTGAGAAAAGTAAATGCTCCAGAAGATATACTCAATAATAGTTCTCATCTCATAGATGCTATAAGAGAAAAATCTGATATTGATACAGAATATCTAATCCAAGAAGCTGAAAAGTGGTGTAAAGAGAAAGCCATATATAATGCTATCATGGAATCAATTCAAATAATCGATGGAAAGGACGACATTAGAACTGAAGGTGCTATACCTGAATTATTATCTGATGCTCTTGGAGTTTCCTTTGACCAACAAATAGGTCATGATTATATTGATAATAGTGATGAAAGGTTTGACTTTTATAACCACAAAGAATCAAGAATACCTTTTGATTTAGATTACTTTAATAAAATTACAAAAGGCGGTTTGCCAAACAAAACACTTAACATCGCGCTCGCGGGTACGGGTGTAGGTAAATCATTATTCATGTGTCATATGGCAGCATCAGCATTAGAACAAGGTAAGAACGTTTTGTATATTACAATGGAAATGGCTGAAGAAAGAATTGCCGAGAGAGTGGATGCTAATCTAATGAACATTCCAATAGAGCAACTGAGTTCATTACCACAAAAAGTGTTTAATGAAAAGATTGAAAAGATTGCAAAAGGTTCTATTGGAAAACTAATTGTAAAAGAGTATCCAACTGGCTCAGCACATACTGGCCATTTTAGAGCTTTGTTAAATGAATTAAAATTAAAGAAAAACTTTGAACCTGATATGGTTTTTGTAGATTATTTAAATATTTGTGCTTCAAGCCGTATGCGTGGGTTAGGTGGAAGTATAAATACTTATAGTTATGTCAAAGCAATAGCTGAAGAGCTACGTGGTTTGGCAGTAGAGTTCAATGTACCAATAGTTTCTGCAACGCAGACAACAAGGGCGGGATATAGTAATACAGACCTTGGACTAGAGGATACATCTGAATCATTTGGTTTACCAGCGACAGCTGATTTAATGTTTGCTCTGATATCAACAGAGGAACTAGATGAGTTAGGTCAAATGATGGTAAAGCAATTGAAAAATAGATATAACGATCCAACCAAATATCGAAGATTCGTTATTGGCATCGATCGTTCCCGCATGAAATTATATGATGTGGAGGAGTCCGCGCAGTCAGATATTATGAATGACATGACTCCGGACAAACCAATAAACAAGTTTGGTGAAAGGGAGAATCCCGATACCTTTGCCGACTTTAAAATATAGGAGAAATGTATGAACATGCTTAGTTCAGTTAAGGATTGGATACTAGCCAGATTTTCCGAAAGGACATCCTGGGACGGAGCTTTACTTGTTGCTATTTCACTATCACTACTTCTTTTAGGAGATTTAGTTTGGTGGGGAGCATGGGTAGGTCTCATCTATGGTATTTACACCTTGGTTAAACCACAAGTTTAACATAAAAACTATATAATGTGATGAATGCGGGGTGTAAAAACCCTGCATTTTTTTAAAGAATTATGAAATCATTAGAAGATTATATTGTAGTATTTGACGACGTTTTAGATGAAACCGCGTGTGAAATCTTAATTGATACATATAATAAAAGTCCAAATCATGTAGAGCAAAGAAATGATACTCTCATGAAATTTAATGAAATTAATATATTCGAATCTCCTAAGTTCGAATCATTTAGAGAACTATTTTTATTCAAAGCCAAAAGGATAGCTGAAAGTTATAGAGATTATACAAAAGCTTTTTGGCCACAAGATTTAGCTTACGAAGCTCCAAGAATAAAAAAGTATGAACCAAACGATGGGTACTTTAATTGGCATATTGATTCAGCATCAGCTGAAACAGGTAAAAGATTATTAGTAATGTTTTGGTATTTAAATGATGTCGAAGAAGGCGGACAAACAGAATTTGCTATTGGTGATGAAATAATCAGTAATCCAGCGAAAAGAGGTTCAGTCGTTTGTTTTCCACCTAACTTCTTATATCCTCATAGAGGAGTCACACCTACATCAGGACCTAAGTACGTGATATCATCTTACGTTCAACTACCACCGAAATCTTAGAACGTTACAGGAATGTTACAAGAACGTAACAATTGTGTAAACTTTTAAAAAAACCGTTTACATTTATGTTTAAAAGGTGTATAATAGAACTATAATTTAAAAATAAGGAGTTTTAAATGTCACATCACATAAACGAACAAATCCTCGAAAGAATAGCTGAAGAGGTTTCTGAGTTATCACCAATGTCAGTAGTTGATGAATTAGGTATAACACCTATTGCTGATTCATTTGATGAGTTCTTAGCTTTTGCCGATATGGATATGCTAAGAGAAAGATTAGTTAACCAAAGATTCGAAGCTATGCCAGAGGGACCACAATAATGAACAATAAATTTAAAGATTTTTTAATTAGGCACGACCTATTAGATTTAGAGTTTCTATTAATGTTTTTTGGAATGCTAACCATTCCATTTATTGTAGGAAATTAATTGAAAAAACCGTTTACATTTTCAAAAGAACGTGTTATAATATACATATATTCAAAAAATAAGGAGTTAAATTATGAATAAATTGATAAATGAAATTAACAAAATCGATAACATGAAAGACATGAACAGTGTTATCGCTTCACTTAAAATCAGAAGAGCATTTCTGAAAAATGAACTCTCTAGAAAAGCTAGAGCAACTTTTAAAGTTGGTGATACAGTTATTTGCAACAGCAAAGCTGGAAAAGAAAAAGCTACCATCATGGACATCAGACGTTCATGGGCTACAATCAATATCAAAGGTACGAAATACAACGCACCTCTTTCAATCTTGGAGGTAGCGTAATGAAAAAATTTATTATGAATCCAATTACTGGAAAAACTGAAGAAATGAAACCAGAAGTTTTTACAGCCAAGTTCGAACATATTGCTACAACCATCCCTTTAGAAATTGAACTCACTGAACATGAGTTTAAATTACTTACATCAAAGGTCGATATGGATAAAAAGACAGACCAAGCATGGTTAAGCATGTGGTTAAGAGATACAGAAATTAGAACTAACACAGGTCCTGCTGAAGATGATATCGAAGAGTTTTTCAATCAATACTTTTTCGAAGGTGTCTTTTGCAACGGAAGATTAAGGAGTCATTAATGTTAAAACCAACAGAAATAAACGAACATTATGGTGGCATACAAAAGACCTATAAGTTTGATAATGGATATGGTGCTTCAGTTATCAGGCATAAAGGTTCTTATGGATATGCTCAAGGTAAATGGGAATTAGCAGTATTAGAAGGTGATGAGCTTTGTTATACTAGTCCAATTACTGAAGATGTAATAGGTCATCTTACTGAAGATGAAGTTGAATTAATTTTAAAACAAATAAAGGAGTTATAATGAGAGGTTCACAAAATTACGTGATGACAGCCCACGTTGAATGTGCTGGCGATATGCTTGAGTTGGAAAACATCAGAAAAGCAGTTAAGATTATTAATATGTAAGCTAAAAGAAATGAACAAAGTTCTTATAGAAATCCATTCAATTCGAAGTTTCCTAGGTACAGAGTTAAGTGCCAGGGTAGAGGTCCAAGAGCTTCAGTTGCAAGAGCTGAAGGAAGGCATCCTAGAGCTTATGATAGGTCTTTACCATTAAGCAAAGCGGAGAGATACGATGTCTACATCTACGAACAAAGCTAAAATACCATGTTTCAAAGTAACGTTCTATGATAAACATATCAATAAGATAGAATATACATTTGCTAAATTACAAGAAGCTATTTTATTTCAAGTTGGTATGCAGAAAAAAGGATACGATACGAATCTTACAAGAGAATTAATCTAATGGAAATGTTCTTTATTCAACTAATATGTTTAGGAATACTAATATGGTACTCTAGTAAACGTGCTTATAAGCTAGGTTTAAGAGAAGGTGCTTCCAATACTATAGATAAATTACACGAAGCTAAAATAATTTCCTATGATAATATGGGAAATATTCGTCCTAACCCTTTCTTTGACGCATAAACTTGTATAAATAGTTATGATAACTTAATTTATATGGGGACTGTGTTCAATGCAATCATTCAAAAGTTTTATATACGAAGCTAGTTTATCTGGTAATTCTACTAAATACAAAAGAAATACTGCTGGAAAAGCTTCGGGTAATTTCTATCAATATGTAGAAATGAATCCTGAATTAAAGATATTTAAATTAGACGGACCATCTTTCTTATATCAAATGGATAATACTTTATCTGGAAAAGATATTAAAAAAGGTGAAAAAGTAGAAATAGTTGGTCGTGAAGAAAAGACATTAACATTAAACGATCGTGGTTCTTTAATGGCTCATATAAAATATAAAAGAAAAGAGTATCGAATACCATTATCAAAAATATTAAAACCATCAGGAAAAGAAGTTAAGCCTATTGAAGCTGACTTATCAGAAAAAGAAAATCCAAACGTATTTAAAAACTTTAAAGCCGGCCATGGCCATGAAGGTCAAGTAGTACAAAGATTTATTAATAGTTCAGGTCCTAAGTGGGAATTTGAACATAAAGGAAAAGTATATAGTATCACATACTTAGGTGCACCTACTACTAAAACAGCAGGTAATCCAAAAACCGATGTAGTTGTAGAACTAGATAGTAAATTACCAGGCTTAGGTGATAAACTTTATATTAGTTTAAAAGATGAAAACGCAACTTACTTTGAGAATTGGATGCTACCAGAAAGATTTTATGCAATATTTCCAAGACAAGGTAAAAAGTTAATTGAAGATGCTCTTGCACAATTAAATAAAAATAATAAAATAGGCAGATCAGGATTTAAATCCATAACAGTTTGTCCATTTATAAAGAACGCGCCATACAATAGTGTTAAGTTAGATAAAAATCAAAAGAAAGAAGCTACATCAGGTAAAATTAAGTTTGGTAAAACTGATGCTACAGCAAATTGTTTCTTTGCCGGTAAAGTACCAGACACTATATCGGAAATGATTGATAGAATGATAACAACTGATGAAATGGCCGGTAAAGTTAATCTTGGTCTAGACTTTAGGGGTTCTAATGAAGTTAAAAATTCATCAGTCTTTATTAAAGATGATAAAGGTGGGTGGGTTATAAGAGAAAATTGGATTAATTACAAAGCTCTTAAATTAGACCCTAAGTTAGGACAAAGTAAATGAATTTCAAAGCGTTTATAAGAGAAGCAAGACTAGATGACCGCCCTGATAGTGCGTTAAAACATTTAGTTTTTAAATCTCAGGATGATTTGAAAGACCCTGATTATGATGATATGAAAATATGGAAAGATGGTTGGCAAAGAATTATATTACCATCACCTCCAAGAGAAGACAGAGAAATAGATGCTGTAATCGCAGCTGTTGAAGGAGCTACCGAACAACAGAAAAAGGATTACAAAAACTGTGATAAAGATGCATCATACTATATTAAAGAACACATGAGAAAAAATAGTTTAGAGTTTGATGAGGATGTAATAGAATATATTGAGAAACAATGTTCACCAATTATTCGACATTACAAAAATCATTTTAACAGACCTAGACCATATCAAGTAGCAGATTTATATAATAAAGTTTTAAATAGATTTAAAACAGGAACAGCTAAAACACCAGCATATCCATCAGGACACGCTATGCAGCCAATGGTAGTTGCATTACATTACAGTAAAAAGTATCCTGAGCATAAAGATGAATTAATCCGAGGTGCTAAAATATGTGGATATGGAAGAGTAGTAGCTGGTTTACATTACCCATCAGATTATGATGCAGGTATAGAACTTGCTCATAAGATTATGCAATTTATGAACTATGATAAGTTTTAAATTATTTTTAGAAGCAGACAAAAGAACACCTCGTAAAAAAGGACAACACAAAGGTAGTTCTAGTCATAGTGATTTATATACAGATGAAGACCCAAGAGGAACTATTCATGGGTTAGGATTTAAAGATGCTGAAACAGCACGAAAAGGTGTTAACATAATTAATAAAGCTAGTAGAGAACATGCACATAAAGTTCAAGCTACATTAGTTATGCAACAAAGAGCAAAGGAAGCTATCAAAAGGACTAAGGACCCAGAGAAAAAAGCAAACCTTAAATCAGCATACGAAATTTGGACAGCACATTTAGAGAAACTTAAAAAGAAAACAAAGGAAATGAATAAGTGAAAAGTTTTATAAACCATAACTACATAACCGAAGCTAAGAATACTCATATGACACATATTGAGGATTTAATCTTAGACGGTGGAGTTAAGGGGGCTCGCCAAGCTATCCTAGCGCTAAGGTCATTGAGGGATATGTTGAGCGGAAATGCAAAAGCACCTGTGGACATTTCTGTCAAATGGGACGGAGCCCCCGCCGTATTTGCAGGTGTAGACCCAGAAGATGGTCAGTTCTTTGTAGCCAAAAAAGGTATATTTGCAAAGAATCCAAAAGTTTATAAGAATCATGCTGATATCGATGCTGATACATCAGGTGATTTAAATAAAAAACTAAAACTCGCTTTTGATAATTTAAAGGATGTTGGTATAAGAGGTGTTATACAAGGTGACTTTATGTTTGAAGCAAGTGATTTAAAAGCGGAGAAAATAAATGGAGTTAGACATATTACTTTCCATCCTAATACTATCGTTTATGCTATACCTTTTGGTACGCCATTAGCAAAGAAAATAGCAAAAGCTAAGATAGGAATAGTATGGCATACAATGTATACAGGTACTAAATTTGAAAATATGAAAGCATCCTTTGGTAAATCAATAGCCACAGGATTAAAGAAAACATCTGCAGTTTGGATGGTTGATGCAACATATCCTGATGTTTCAGGTAAAGCTTTACTAGATTCAAGTACAACAAAAAAATTAAATGGTTTACTATCACAAGCAGGTTCAGTATTTAGAAAAGTAGAAGCACCTGTATTAAAAGAATTAGAAAACAATAAAGAATTAAATTTAGTAGTAAACATATATAACAATACAGCTGTGAGAAGAGGTGAAAGAATATCAGATCCGAAGAAACACGCAAAAGGATTAATTAAATTTGTAAATGAAAGATATGCAAAACAAATATCTAAGTTAAAAACACCTAAAGGTAGAGGTAAAAAAGAAGGTGAAAGGGATAAACTATTAGAGTTTTTTTCTGATAAAAACCTAGGAATCCTTGAACAAGTGTTTATTTTACACACTTTAGTCACAGATGCAAAACTAATTATTATAAATAAACTAAAGACGTTATCAAATATTGATACGTTTGTAAAAACTAAATCCGGGTTTAAAGTCACCGGCCCTGAGGGCTTTGTAGCTATAGACCGTACGGAAGGTGGAGCGGTAAAGTTAGTTGATAGATTAGAATTTTCTACCAATAACTTTTCGCCAGATATTATAAAGGGCTGGGACAATCCTGGCTAATGGGAACCGAGGATATAAATGTCAATTAAATCATTTAGTGACTTTTTAACTGAAGCAACGAAAGAAGTCACATTTACATTCGGGAGGTATAACCCTCCAACCATAGGGCATGAAAAGCTCTTTGATGCAGTGAAAAAACAAGCACGTTCTGGTGCTTATCGCATATATACATCTAAGTCACAAGACTCAAAAAAGAATCCATTAGAATTTAAAGATAAAATAAAGTTCGTACGTAAAATGTTTCCTAAACATGCAAGAGCTATTATGGGAGATAAGAACATACGTACAGTATTCGATATAGTCACATTACTCTATGACCAAGGCTTTGTAAAAGTCACAATGGTTGTCGGTTCCGATAGAGTAATAGAATTTGATACACTATTACAGAAGTATAATGGAGAAAAAGGAAGACATGGATTCTATAATTTTGAGCAAATAAATGTAGTTTCCGCAGGTGAACGTGACCCAGATGCTGAAGGAGCATCGGGCATGTCGGCCTCAAAAATGAGAGCGTTCGCTCAACAAAACGACCTAGCAGGTTTTGCTAAAGGATTACCGTCCGGCTTTAAGGATACTTCTGGCTTATTCAACGCAGTTAGAAAAGGAATGGGACTCACTGAGACACGTTCTTTTAGGCAACATATTGAATTACCTCCAGTCTCACAAACTCGTGAAGAGTATATCGAAGGAAGTCTCTTTAAAGTCGGAGACCTTGTTAGAATAAAAGAAAATAACGAAAAAGGGAGAATCATCGTATGCGGTTCGAATTACGTAATGGTAGAAAGCAACGACATAAGAAAAAGATATTGGCTGGACTCCGTAGAGCTCGCAGAAGAAGGTGGAGCAGGAGACTTTGGGACAGCAAAAGCTCTGAATAGATTTCTAAAAGATACTCCTTACTCAGGAATTGTAGGACATCCACACGCTAAAACTAAAAAAGAGAATAAAAAACCACAAAAAAGAAATAAAGCGTACCATAAAGGTTTAGGTAAATCTACACAGGATAAAAGACAAGCACAATTTAATAAACAAACTAAGATGGATGACGATGACCCAAGAGCATATAAACCTGCTCCTGGTGATAAAACTGCAAAGACGAAACCATCTAAACATACCAAGAAATTTAAACAAATGTACGGTGAAATGGCTGACCATTTAACCTTTGAAGATTTCATGGTAGAAAAAGGAAAAGCCGATGCCGCTTTGAAGAAGAAGGCTGACAAATCTGGTATGCCATTAGGTATACTAAGACAAGTTTTTAATAGAGGTGTTGCAGCTTGGAGAACAGGTCATAGGCCTGGAACCAATCCAACACAATGGGGATTAGCAAGAGTTAATTCATTTGTGACTAAATCATCAGGAACATGGGGTAAGGCCGATAAGGACTTAGCCGCTAAAGTAAGAGGAAATTAAAATGAAGTTCAAAGAACTAAAAGAAAGATTAAGTAAGATGTCTGGAAGTAAGCTTACTGGTCAGGAACTTTCTGTTTATTACAGAGAGAATCCTTTGGCTAAAAAGGCTGCCAGAGACCCTGTACTTAAAAAGGCAATTGAGTTTGCATTGGACCATGGTGGTGCAATGAATTACGCAATTAAAAATATCGAAAAAATGAAAAGAGGGATATCCAGACATCCTCAAGTTCAACAAGCTTTACAGTTTGCAAATGAATCAGTTAAAGAAAGTGCAATGGATACAAGAGAAAGAAAGCTTAATATTAAAATGAAAGAATTAGAATATAAAATGAAATTAGCTGATTTCATAAAAGATAAAGTTGAAGCTAAAGTCAAATCAAAGCAAGAGAAAAAGAAATTACCAGAAGCTGAAACATCTGAGTTAAAAGTATCAGATACTAGTTCAAGTACTTATAATAAACTGAATAAAATAGCAAAAGATATTGGTGTTGAAATATCCAGAGAAGAGAATCATCTAAAAGTAGTAGGTGATGCTAAGAAGATGGAAGAGTTCAAATCTCAAATGTCAGTAGCTATGAAAGAATCAAAAGAAGTAAAAGAAGGAACATGGCAAATTCCAGATAGTTATCCTGAATTGGTTGCATTACAAAGATTCTTAAAGACACCTCATAAAGCAAAGACTGCAAGAGAGGTTCATAAGTTTCATATAGATGTAGATAGATTCTATGGTGATGATTCCTTCTCAGATATGATAGATGCATATTATCATACTATGCCGGGTGGAGATATTGACCCTTACGATAAATCGAAAGTTTCTGATAAGATGATGGCGAGAGCTAAGTCATATAACAAAATTAAGCCGGGAACTGATTTAAATATAGTTCTAATGAAAGCATTAACAGATTGGACTGGTGGTGATATGCAATTTAAAGGAAACAAAATTGTTCAAATGCCAAGGGATTGGTATGAAAAGGATAATCCTAAAATGAGAACAAAATCATCAACCGTTAAAGCAAAACTTGAAAGAAAAAGACCACGTGGTAATCTTAAGTATAAAAGACAAGATACTATAATGGCTCAAGTGAACGAAGGTAAATTAACCTTTAGTGAAATAAGAGAAATGTCCATGAGAGATATTGTTCGTAAACATGGAAGAGAGTTAAAGAAAGCTGTAAGGTTAGGCAATTTAGAATTACCTATGGATGTTGAAAACGATTTATATCAATGGGCTATGAATAATGGTGAAGTCAGGACTGACGATCCAGATGAATTCATTGATTGGTTGGATAAAAATTTAGATGATATAGTCAAAGGGAGAATAAGGTAATGCCAAATTGGAAAGATGCACACCTACAATCAATAGGACTACAAGAAGTTAGATATACTAACATTTATAATAAAATAAAAGGTATAAAAAATCTTAGTAGAAAAGATGCTGATATGATAGCAGCTATAGACCCATTTATATTAGGTAAAGTAATTAAAGCTTTAGCACCTATGTATGAGGATGTAAATGAAGGAAAAACGAATGAATCAGCATTAGTGATGCCTGAAAGATTTATTATAGACTCGATTTTAGAAGGTTTAAAAGCACAAATAGAAAAAAGAATTAAAAGAAATAAGAAAGATGGATTAGCTTACTTAGATAATTTAGCTCAAATGGCTGGTTATAAAGTCACAGATAAAGGTCAACAAAAGAATTACTTATATAGGTATGATATAAAGAAATGATAAGTTTTAAAGAATTTATAGATGAAAAAAGCAAAGGCTTATGGGCTAACATACATGCTAAAAGAAAGCGTGGTGAAAGAATGCGTAAGAAAGGTGAGAAGGGTGCACCAACTGCAGCAGCTATGAAAGCAGCTCAAGAGGCTAGTGATTTCAAACTCACTCCAGCGAGAGAAAAAGAGTTAGAGAAACTAGCAAAGGATTTACCTGATAAAGATTTTAAAGCTAGGTATGGAAAGGATTGGAAATCTGTAAAGATTGCAACCGCTATGAATATGCTTAAAAAGAAATATGGATTTAAAGAAGGTACTGGTAAAAGAAAAGGTGAATCATGGGAAGATGGTTATAAAAGAAGAGTTGTAAAAGCAACTAAACCAGAACATAAGGACAAAGGAATTAATTGGAGAATCAAAGGAAAAGAACGTGATGAGATTTCAATTAAGTTATATAAAACAAAACCAAGCTATGCAGAGTTTGTAAAACAAATGAAGAGGGTCGCAGGTCATGAGTTCGGTGGCTAAGTTTTCAGACGAAAGATTTGGATTATACGAAGGTGCATGGGTTCCTTTAGAACAACCTATGGTAGAAGCAACTTACGATGGTAGAGAGGTTGAATTAAATAAACCTAGTCGTAGTGGTGGAGATAAAAAATACGTTGTATACGTTAAGAAACCTGACACAGGAAATGTTATCAAAATAGAATTTGGTGATGTGAAAGGTGGATTAAGGTCAGATATAAATGACCGAGATGCAGCAAGAAACTTTGCTTCACGTCATAATTGTGATATGAAAAAAGATAAAACGAAAGCAGGATACTGGGCATGTAGATTACCACAGTATGCTAAAGAATTGGGGTTAAAGGGCGGTGGAAATTACTTTTGGTAAACCGTACTGGGAAGACGGCGATATAAGGGAGTTTGACCCCTCTCGTGATGATGCTGAATTTGTTTGGCATCGAGATAAAGAAGAACGAGAAATAGAAGTTTTAGAAGGTGAAGGGTGGCAATTTCAATACGAAAATTGTATGCCATATCATCTTCAAAAAGGGATGGTCTTTGATATACCGGAAGGAGAGTATCATAGACTTATTAAAGGTTATAATATTCTAAAATGTAGGATAGTAAAGAAATGTCAGATAAAGAAATGAGTCAAGTATATACGGTACAGTCACAAAGATTAGACCGTATTGAAGAGAAACTTGATAGCTTAGCTGATGCAGTTATAGCATTAGCCAGAGCTGAAGAGAAGATTCATACTTTAACAGCTTTTAGTAAACAACAGTCTGAACAAATTCAAAATCTTATAAATAGAATAGACAAGGTAGAAAATATGGTCACCCAAAACAGTTCTACAGTCACTTTAATCAACAAAGTATTTTGGGTAGTAGTAGTTGGTTTAATATCAGCTATTACGTGGGAATTTATAATCCACAACTATCCAGGATAGGATAGATTTTAATTAGGAGAAAGAAATGAAATTTAATGACGACATTACTCTTGACATAGCAAATTCTGTTAAGAATGTTATGGAAGGAAAACCAGCTCCAGTTAAATTCAATGTTGTTGACACTGACGGTAAAGTAGTAAAAGGCTTTGCTACTAAAGAAGCTGCCAATAAATACGTAGTAGATAACCGTGATAAACAAGTATTGAATATTGTTGTAGCTGAAGTAGATGAGCCAAGAGTTCCTGATGGAAACATGGGTTCAAAAATGGGAGAACGAGGCTTTAAAGGAAAGCATGCTGTTAAGAAATCTGGTGAAAGACCTGATGGTTCAGTCATGAAAGAAGAAGTTGTAGTTCAAATAGATGAGGCGGTAATAAACGAGCGCTTAAAAAAGAGACCAGGTCGAGGTAAAACAGCTCTAGATATAGATTTTATCGGCGACAATAAATTGAGAGCCGACGCTAAAAGAAAATATAAAGTAGATATTAAACCTACATCAAACCAAACAGCTGATATTAAAGGTGATAAAGCAATGATTTTAAAATTCTTGCAAGACCCTGAAATGTATGGTATGGATGATGGTGATATTGAAGATGTATTCCCAGAGTTATTTGAAGCAGCTAAGTCTAAAAAAGAAATGGCCATGGATGTAAAACCGGCTGAGCCAAAGAAAAATGGCAATGGTAAAAAGGACGATGATGACGACGACGATGACGATGATGATGACGACGACGATGACGATGAAGACGAAACCGACGAAGCAGCAAAAGAGGAATCTGAGAAGCAAAAGAAATATCAAGCGTTCTTTAACAAAGCATTGAAAAAGTATGGTGTTAAATCTCCAGCTGAATTAGATGATGTTAAGAAAAAAGAGTTCTTTAATTACGTAGATAAGAACTATAAAGGTGATAACGAGTCTGACTAATGGATTACTTTGAGTTTAAAAAGAAAGTAATAAATTTACAAGAAGGTCCTATGGGAGAGAGGCTATGGAAATCTACTGGTGGACGTGGTGATTATCCTGATTTAAGTATTGTTAATTATAATCCTATGCGATTCCATCTTATTGGAAAACCTGTAGTTGCTCAAGGTATAAACTTTGATGGCGAAAACGAAGATTATATTTACTATAGTGATGGTAAATATGTATTAGGTGTTGCTGGTCATAAAGAAGTTGCAGATGGCGGTAGTGGCGACCAAGGTATGATGTATATGGTCGATTCAACAGGTACATTGAAAGCTGCTGAACTAAAGAAATTTGCAGCAAAAGATGCAAAAGAAAATATGAAGAGAGTAATAAAAATCAGCGATAAAGTCAGAGACTTTAGTAAAGCACCTGAAGGACAAGACCAAGCTCCTTCAGCAATTAAGAGAGAACCATTTAGAGGTTAAGCTATGAAAAATTTTAAACAGTATTTATCAGAAGGTAAAATAAATCAAAGCAAAATTAAAGCTGGTGATAAAGTCGAAGTACATGCGAAAGGCAGTTTAGCTAAAAGGTCTGGATTTAAAAAAGGAGATAATCCTTTTGGAGAAGATGTAAGAGTTAAAATACTTGGATTAGGGGTAACGCCTTATGGACAACAAGCTAATCCAAGACAAGTTATAGCAAAAAGTGTAGATGATTTTAAAAAGAAATACGCTAAAGTAATTGGTGATATATTATCCGATGAGTCAGTTGAGAGAGATTATGCTCAACATAACGCTATTGAAAAAATACATTATTTAGTACAGGCTGTTGGAGAAAAAACTAGAAAGTGGAAACCTGGTTATACAACAATTATTTTTGAACCAATGGAGGGTGAGTATAAAGGTACCCCTCGATACACTTATATTTCATCAGCAATATATGGCAAATGGTCTATATATTGGGCTGATGATATGGAATACGACTTCGTAAAATAAAACTTACCACTTAACTGGTATATATAATTTATAATGAAAATATTTGATGAATTGACAAATAGGAACTTTAAACTTTTTGCAGCAAACCATTATAATAATCCAGAATGTGTTGATGTAGAAGAGTTTAAACAAGACCTAAATAGGTTTAAGTATCTTAAGAGATTATTAAAAAGGTATGAACAACATGGTGAACTCCAGGAAAGGCTCATACTAAATCATATAATAGTTCTATATAATGTCTTTGGAATTGAACCATGTAATAAAATGATGTGGTTTAAAATCAATGAAGAACATTGGCATTATATCAAACCATTCTTAGTATACTTACATTACCTACCAGAAAATGAGAAAGTAGATGTGGGCTTGGACCCATATATTGTAGAGGTACTAAGAAAACTATGAGTTTTTCAGCACTAGCAGATTTTGGATACGCCGTAAGATTCTTACGGTTATTGACTATGAAAGTTGAAAAAACCGGTGCATTTAAAACAGGTGTTATTGATAAGAACTATAAAGTACTAGTACCAGCAAAAGAAAGAACATCAGAACAAAAGAAAAATTATACTATATTCCATAGAATAGTTTTTAATATTAAAAGATTAATAATGAAAGTACCAGGTGGCAAATCAACTGTGGCTTCATACGCAGCTGCCATGTTATTATTAAAAGAACAAACTGGTATGTCAGATAAAAAAATAAAAGAAGTAATTGAAGAAGCTTTAGGATACGAATTTGACCCAGTAGATATATATGAGAGTTCATGGTTTATGAGAGATGATGAACTAATGCCTGGAACGTATATGTTATTAAACGACCATTTAGATAATAAGAATAAAGAACTAATTGCTTTTGCTAGAACAAAAGTAAAAGTTGATGATTTTCTTATACCAGTTAAGGTTGTAAATGGTATAAATATATATGAGGTAAAACATATTCCCACTGGGCAAAAGATATATGTATCAAATCAGGATATAACAAGATGAGAAACGGAATGTCATTCGCAGAATATAACAAGCAATGGGAAGATGCTGCAGCAAATGCAGTAGGTCATGGTGGTGTATCAATGCCAGCAGATATGATGCCTAAAGATAAACATAAAAAACATAAAGACAGAGTCAAAAAATCAGTATATGATGGCAGAACTAAAGAGGGTAAAAAGTTTGTAGAACGTATCCTCGCAAGGAGAGCAGCACGTGAAAATATTAAGAAAAATACTTGATTACCTATACGAACTCTGGTTAAGAATTCTACGCTGGTTTAGCACCAGATATACCATAAACATTTCTTACGACAGTCAATGGGGAAACTCAGATGACCAAGAGTTTAAGCATGTCAGAAAGATAATTAAATCTAATTTCAAAGAATTAAAATTTAGAACTGAAGATAGAAGAGAAGTTCATATACGTGGTATGAATGGATTAAGATATAAGATAGAGGAAGAATAATGCAACAATTTTTTATCGGTTTAACTCTCCTTCTAGGATTAGCTTGTTGGTGGTTATATGGAGAGAACCAAACATTACAACAAAACAATGCCCAACTACAAGTTGCTATTGAGCAACAAAAAGAAGCAATTGAAGCAATAAAAGAATCATATGAAAAACAAGGTGAATCCTTGAATGCTATGATAAATAAAAATGCACAAATTGAAGCTGAGGCAGCTAGGTATATGGATATATTTAAAAGACATAACCTAAATAAATTAGCAATAGCAAAACCTGGTTTATTAGAAACTAAGGTTAACAGAGGAACGAAAGATGTATTTGACACAATTGAAAACGACAGCAGGGAACTCGATTCGCTCGACGATCCTAGCGGCGATATCAATCCTAATAATTAGTGGTTGTTCATCATTTGGTGGAACTAAACCAATAACAGTTAGTTCTAAACCAATTGATATACAAATCATTCAACCACAAATGCCTAGAGGCATTGATTTAGAAGATATTAAATGGCATGTAGTATCAACAGCACCAATTGCAAATCCATGTGTAAAGGATGCTGAATCAGGTAAAAGAGAAAGAAATGAAGATGGTTCATGTAAGAATGGTAAAGAAAATCCTGATTGGCCAGAAGGTTATTCATATCTAGATAGATTCCTTGAGGAAAATGCAGAACAAAACAATGGCGATATAGTTTTCATGGCTATATCTATTGGCGACTATGAAATAATGAGTGGTAATATGCAAGAGCTTCGTAGATATATTAGAGAAGTTCAAGAAGTAGTTGTATATTATAGGAATGTCACTATTAACGACAAACCTGCAGTAGGTGCCAAAGTTCAGTTAAAAGACTAAAATAACAGTTTACAAATCGACTGATTTGTGATATAATATATAATTATTATGAATGGAATTAATGGTATAACTGTCACTAAGCGAGACGGTTCAACACAATCGTTTAATCTCGATAAAGTACACAAAGTATTAGAGTGGGCTGTAGAAGGCATCACAAATGTTTCTATGTCTGAAATCGAGTTAAAAGCTAATATTCAACTATATGATAAAATACCAGCTTATGATATACATGAGTTGTTAATTAAATCAGCAGCTGAATTAATATCAGAACATACACCCAACTATCAATTTGTAGCAGCCAGGCTTATATCATATAAAATGAGAAAAGAAGCTTATGGCCAATATAATCCACCAAGGCTATGTGAGATTATTCAAAGGAACGTTGACCTAGGTGTATACGATAAAGAGATATTAAATCTTTATACAATGAAAGAATTAGCTGAGTTAAATGATTATATCAAACACGATAGAGATGATAGTTTTACATACGCAGGAATGGAACAGTTCCGTGGAAAATATTTAGTCCAAGATAGAAGGACAAAACAAATATATGAAACACCACAAGTTTTATATATGATGATAGCCGCTACGTTGTTTAGTGCATATAAAGAAAATAGAATTAAATATGTCAAGGAGTATTATGATGCGATTAGTCAATTTTATATATCGCTACCTACGCCAATTATGGCAGGAGTTCGAACACCTACTAGACAGTTTTCGTCATGTGTACTTATTGAATCCGGAGATAGTTTGGATTCCATTAATGCTACTGCTACTAGCATTGTTCGTTATATAAGTAAGAAAGCTGGAATAGGAATAGGCTCAGGTTCTATAAGGGCAATAGGTGCTAAGATTGGAGATGGCTCTGTTGTACATACAGGGCTAATCCCGTTCTTAAAATACTTTCAATCGGCTGTCAAATCATGTTCTCAAGGTGGTGTTAGGGGTGGAGCTGCTACAGTATATCTACCTTTATGGCATTATGAGTTTGAGGACTTAGTAGTATTAAAAAATAATAAAGGTACTGAAGAAACAAGAGTACGTCACATGGATTATGCATTTCAATTTAATAAGTTGATGTATGAGAGATTATTAGAAGGTGGTAATATAACTTTCTTTGACCCTAATGATGTACCAGGTTTATATGATGCTTTCTTTGCAGACCAAGATAAATTCCAAGAACTATATGAGAAATATGAAAGGGCTACATCTATTCGTAAGAAAAGTTTACCAGCCATGGATGTATTTCAAATGTTCTTAACAGAAAGAAAAGATACTGGTAGAATATATCTTATGAACGTGGACCATGCAAATGACCATGGTGCGTTTGATGCAGATAAAGCACCTATAAGAATGAGTAATCTATGTTGTGAAATAGATTTACCAACAACTCCTTTAGATTCTTATGATGATGAAAACGGAGAGATTTCTTTATGTACTCTATCAGCAATAAATTGGGGACTAATAAATGAACCACATGAATTTGAAAAATATTGTAATCTTGCTGTTCGCGCTCTTGACGAGCTACTTGATTATCAATCGTATCCTATTCCCGCGGCAAGAAGAGGTACTGAGAATAGACGCCCCCTTGGAGTGGGAATCATCAACCTCGCATATTTCTTAGCAAAGAGAGATTTGAAGTATGATGAATCAGCATATAAAATTGTAGATGAATATGCTGAAGCATGGAGTTATTACTTAATTAAAGCATCAGCTGATTTAGCTGTAGAAAAAGGTGCATGTTTATCATCAAATGAGACAAAATATGCCCGTGGAAAACTCCCAAATGATACATATAAAAGAGCGATAAATAATTTAATAAAGCATGAGGAACGATTACCTTGGGCAGAGTTAAGAAAACAACTCATAGAAAACGGAATACGAAACTCAACTTTAATGGCATTAATGCCGGCTGAAACCAGCGCTCAGATTAGTAATAGTACTAATGGTATTGAACCTCCTAGAGCTTTAGTATCATACAAACAAAGTAAAGATGGTGTAATGGCACAGGTTGTACCAGGCGTATATCATCTAAAAAATAAGTACGATTTACTATGGGACCAAAAATCACCACAAGGTTATTTAGCCATTTGTGGTATACTACAAAAATATATAGACCAGGGAATCTCGGTCAATACATCTTATAATCCAGAACACTATGAGGATAATAAGATTCCAATGTCTGAGATGTTAACTGATTTAGTGACTGCTTATAAGTATGGATTAAAACAATTATATTACTTTAATACATACGATGGAGCCGGAGAAATAGAAGATGAGCCAATCCAAATCAACGAAACTGCAGAGGGAATCGACGAAGAAGACTGCGAAGCCTGCGTCATCTGAAGATTGGTGTATGCTACCTGACATAGAAGATGTCGAAAAAATAGTAAATAAAGAATTAGAAAAACTGAAGGAGTTTGAAATTGCCAATTCTAAAAAAGAATAAACAATCACATTTAAAAAAGAATATGTTTTTTGATGAAGGTGTTGACATCGCAAGGTACGATCAAGTTAAATACCCACAAATCGAAAAGATAACAGAAAAACAATTAGGATTCTTCTGGAGACCGGAAGAAGTCGATGTGTCAAAAGACAAAAAGGATTTCCATGATTTATCGAAACACGAACAACATATATTCACGTCTAATCTCAAAAGGCAAATACTTCTGGACTCTGTTCAAGGTCGGGCCCCAAACCTTGCTTTCCTTCCTATCTGTTCGTTACCCGAGTTGGAGAATTGGAT